CGCCCGTATAGGAGTTGACGAGGATCTGCTCGCTGTAATCGAACGCCGGAAAGACCACGATCTTCGACGGCTGGGGCCAGCTGATCGGGGTATCGGCCTGCGCATTGTTCGTCATCGCGCGCGCCGACGCCCCTTTGAGCAGATAGAGCGGCGACGAGGCGATCGCCCGCCCGTCTACTTCGAGGCTGATCGTCGTTTGCGCATTCCCGTCCTGTGCGATGATTTCGAACAGATCGTCCATCGGGAATACGGCCGAACCGTTGATGATCGAACGCATCAACGTATAGCCGCCGACTTTGACAACGACCGCATTGTGTGTCGGCGCTTCGCTGACTCCGACCGTATTGTAGTTTCTCGCCAGCGAAATGGCGGGTGTTAATCTATATTTAGGCATAATCACTGATTGTTTCATTCAACATCGTAAACACGCTGCGGTCGAGCTGCTCGGAGAGTTGCCGGTCGATGTCGTCCACGGCCGGCTGCAACAGGTCGAACAGAATCTCCGTACCGCCGCCCTCGCGGTAGAGCACCGTGCCCTTGCTCCATACGTTCGCCGCCACGGCGTAGGCGTCGATCTCCTCGATGCCGTAGAGCCCCTCTTTGGCCTGCGCCCATCGTTCGATCGCAAGGAGAAAGGCATCGAAGGAGGCGTATTGCGCCTGCACATCGCCCGCAGAATACCCCTCATCGACGCCGGCGATCCCCTGCCGGCCGACGAACGCCGCTTCGAAACCGTCGTCGTTCTGTTCGACCTGCGTTTGGAGCGATGCCGCCGTCGCGCCCGTGGCCCACTCCGGCACGCCGAGGCTGTTGACCCGCTTTCCGCTGCTGCCCGTCTTCGTTTGCAGATTCGCCACGACCTGCGTGCGCAGCGTATCGAACCGCGCTTCGCACACCTCGATGAATCGCTGCGGATCGAAATAGCGCAGTATCTTGTCGATCCTATCCATTGTTGCAGGTCGAATAGGTCATCGTCGCCTCGCATTCGACTCCGCAGACCAGCTGATCGAATCGGGCGGCGAACGGGGTGATCTTCGTGACCTGCACCTCGACTCCCCGATCCCGCAATGCCTCGAAAAACTCCGCCGAGCGGTCGATCATCTCCTCGACGATCGGCATGACCTGCGTCGCGGTATCGGGTTCCGCTTCGCCGAGGTCGCCGCAGAAGAGGAACTTCGAGGCGCGCTTGTAGACGCCATCGAGATCCGTCGGCGTGATCGTCTCGAAGAATTGCCGCACGACGACCGGATACTCCGTGATCGTTCCCAGGATGTAGTTCGTCTCTTTAAGGCGGGCATAGATATACGAACCGAAGCCGCACGCCCCGGCGGCCTTGTCGATATGGTCGTTCAGCGAGTTTATCTTCACTCCCACGATACGGCGGGCCGGCGGCGTCTGCCCGACGACCCTGTACTCGTATTCCTTGTTGTCGGTCATCTTCTTTTGATTTTAGAGGTTTGTATCCTGCTGAGATTGCGCTGCTCGATCACGTCGTTCGTCGTCGACTCGAAGGCTTCGTAGACGACGCTCCACTCCATGCCGTAGACCGACGCGGGCGATACGGCGCCGTTCATGATCTGCACGTACTTGCGCACCACGGCGGCGATGCCTCGGTTGGGGCGGTCGATCTGCGCCTGCCGCTCCTCGTCGGTCGGTTCGATTTTCAGATCGGCGAATCTCTTCGAGATGGCCGCGAGCGTGTCCATGCAGTGCAGAAAGTAGCGGTACGCACGGATGAACCGCAAATCCGCGACCTTCTCTTTCGGGATGCCGAGCATTTGCGACAACACGTTGACGAAGTAATCGGTGGAGCGGTTCGTCGCGTTCAGCACCGCCAGATCGCGCATCGTCATGTGTTTCGGATCGCGGGCCGCAATACGCCTGTCCGGCAGCCACCGCCGATGCAGTACGCAGCATTCCGGTTCCGCCCGTCTCTTGATCTCTTCTGCAAACCGACGGCTTTCGAGGTTGAACAATGCCGCCCTGCCGATGATGATGTCCCGAACGGTATCGGTCGATTTGACGATCATAATCCGAATAAGTTTGCGGGTTCGAAAATTGCCGAACAATAGTCCGGCACGGCCCCCAGTTCGACGAGCTTCGGCCGCAGGACGCAGCATTGGCGCACCATATCGTTCCAAACCTCTATGGCACGGATGCGCGGACTCGCTTCGTCCGAATATTCCCCACGCTGCACCTTCTCGCCGGCCGGTGTGCCGACCGTAGTATGCGTGCGCAGCCAGTAGAAATAGACATAGTTCGCAATGGGCGAGGTCTTGGTCGCCTCGTTTCTGAGCAGCGCAACGATCTGCGGATTCCCCTCCGCCGTCGCCGCCAGTGCCTCACCCAGCAGATTGCGGAGGAATCTCGGCTCGTAAATGGTGATGTAGGAGTTCGCCGAATCGATGAGTGCCTGAGCGAGCGCCGTCGGCTTGTCGTCCTTCCGATTGGCGATGCCGGAGATGTAGATCGGATCCTTCTCGAAATAGGTGTTGTCGATAATCATGGGAAATGTATTTAGCGGGCGCAGGGGCGATCAAACCCCTGCGTCCTGAAATTACTTCACCGTTTCTCGGTGGCGCGGCCCAACTTGATGAGCGTCTTGGCATGTACGGGATGCACCTTATAGGCTTTGCCCTTCTCCAGCGTATTGCCGGGGCCGCCGGTTCCGTAGACCGTCACGCGATCGTTGAAGTCCACATTGGTCTTTTCTTCTTTCGTTGCCATATTCTTTTTCGTTTAACGTGTTTGACTTAGGCTGCCACCTTCGAAGACTAGGCAGCCGGTTTCTGCAAGGCGGCGATAATGGTCGCAAACGTGCCTTTAGCGAACGCTCCCTGATCGATCGATGCGAAGTACGAGTGCAGACGCTCCTCGCAGATGACCGTGAAGAGATTCTTCTGGAAGTCGTCGTCGACCCACCCGAATTCGACGCGAATGCCTTTGTACGGGCGAACGTTCCATTTGCTCGTATCGGCAACGAGGAAATCGCCGGCCTTGACGTAGGTCGATTCCACGATCTCCACCCCGCGGATGAGCCGGAACAGCTCGTCCGAGATGTAGTGACCCGTCGAATCCTTCGTCAGGTCGATGGAGGCCCGATCCGAAGGGTTGAGCATCACCACGTCGGGATAGAAGTTCAGGTTCCGCATCTGGAGGATCGCTGCGCGGATCGCATCGGCCTTGTTCGCCATTTCGACCGTCCCGTCGAGCGCGGTGGCCGTATAGGCGGCAGCAGCCGTAAAGATGCCTTTGAGATTCACGCCCGTGCCGTCACCGGTGAGCAGCTGTTTCGTGCGTTCCTGAACGAGCGACGTGCGCAGCATGTTGTCGATCTCCGACTGCATATAGTCGAAATCGTCGCGCATCTCGTAGGAGATTTTGGCCGATACGGCCACTTTCTTCGCCGTCGACGTCTCAGGGACATACGACCAGTCCATAGCGGGCTTCAAGGCCCCCTCGGCGATGAATGCAGGAGCGCCGTTGCCGGGCTTGCGATCCACCCACGTGATATTGGGCGAGTTGGTCGAGCCCTTGAACAACCGTTCTACGACGCGCGTGTCTTCGCTCGGCGCGTAATGAATCGTGCGGTCTACTTCGGTGTTGAGCGCTGCAACCGCCGTGGTATTGGCCGCCACGGTGATCGTCGTAGCCGCCGCTTTGATCTCCAGTTCGAGCGCCGTATTGCGTTTCTCCGCGAAAGCGCGTTTCGCCTCGTCGCTCGAAAGGAACGCCTTGATCTGCTCGCGGATCGTGCGGCCCTTTCCGGCGCTGCCGCTCATCGAACGGCGAATCTCGCTCCCCTGCTCCTTGAGAGCCTTCTCGATCTCCGCGATCTTCTCGGCCGACACGCCCAGTTTCCCGAGCGACGATTTTACCGACTCGACGATCTCTTCCTCCGATTTGATCCCCTCGGCTAGCATTTCGAGCTGGTCGTTGATGTGCTTGCCGAGCAATTCCATGCCCTTGCGATCCACATCCGAGAACTCCCCGCTGTCGGGCAGTTCGAATTTCTTGAATTTGAATGCCATGTTTTTCAGTTTTTGATTTGACCTAATTTTTCGAATACCGAACTGCGTGAAGTGAGTGGCGCGGGGGCCGGCTCGGCTTTGAACATCGACAGTATTCTGCTGTGTACTTTTTCGTATTCATCGGGCGCGGTCTCCCGTAATGCCTTGATATATCGTTCCATGTCGTCCAAGGCTTTCATGTCGCCGATATACTCCGTGTGCTCGTTGGCGCCGAAGGTGACGACCGAAATCTCGTGCAGAATAATCTCCTTCACGATCAGGCAGTCGAGGTCGGGATCGTAATCGCATTTGTCCCATACATACCGATAGCCTATCGAGAACTGGTTGAGCACCCCTTCGTGCATCTGCACCCATGCGCGGCGAGCGTCCGGCACGGCATCGAAATCCGAGAGCTGCACCGTGGCGTATCCGCCGTCGTCCTTCTCCTGGATCGACAGGATGCGGCCGATCGGGTTCTTCGTCTCGTGCTGCCACAGGAATTGTATCTTCCGGTTCGTCGCAGACGCCGGCCCGCGCTCCTGAATACTCTTGCTGATGCAGCCCTTCATCAGCATGTCGCCGTCCGAATCGACCGTTCCGAACGAACAGAACTTCACGAGGATGATGTGTTTCTCCTCGTCCACGACATCGGCCTTCAATATCGGCGCTTGCTTGAAAGCCCCGCCGCGGCTCATGACTTTTTTATACAGTAGTTTGTTCATTATTCCAGAATGTTTGCAATGATGTTTTTCCCCTGTTGCTCGGTAATGAGACCGGAGGCGATCGCGTTGCTGGCAGCCGTCACGGCCGCCGTCAGCGAGTCGGCATACAGCCGCTTCGCTTCCTGGAAGATCGACAGGTGATCGAAATAGGGAACGATGCGGAATCCGTCGAACCCGTGCGCCGCGTTCAATACCTCCGATATTCGCTCTGCATCCGGTTTGATCGCATCGTTGTACAATTTGACCTCGGCCGCCGTAAGATTCGCATAGGTCGTACCTTCGGTGTCGATCAGTACATACGGCACTTGATAGGCATCGGCGATCTCCTTCTTGGCATTGCGCTGTACCTCCGTGAGATTCATGTCCTTCATGTTGGCCGAAATCTGCACGAAAGCGGCCTTCAATCCGGTCACGATGTACTTATATTGGCCCTTCATCACGCCGTATCGCCGCAGGGCCGCTTGTGCCTGCTCCCGATCCTCCTTGTTCTCCGGCAACACGGATGTCCGGAAATCCTCGCTGTTCAACGAGATGATACCCAATGCCCCTCTGTTGATGATGAGTTCGTTCTGCGCCTCGAATGACGACACGAAAGGATTGACGGCGTTCTGCAAGGCTGACAGACGCGACTGCGATGCTCCGAAGATATTCGGATTATAGGCCGAATCCCGCACGACGAACATTTGATCCCGATCGACACGAATTTGATAATCGTTGATCGTAACCATATAATAATCGATCTGCGGATCGGGCCGGAAACCGGTGAATTCGGAGGTCGTCACCTTCTGAACAAGCGGATTCGGAATCACGTAGAGTTCGTAGGCCGTGGGCACACCGACCGGCTCCCAGCGAAGAATATAGGCTTTTCCGTAAATATCCTTGAAGGCTTCGATCATCGCCGTGAAATCCTCGATCGTTTGAAAGTCATTCGGATGCTTCCACCTGTTCAGTTCCTCCGTGCGACCTGCGACCTGGCGAGCGTCGTCCGACGGATCGACAGCCCACCAGCGGGCGTTGCGAATTGCCGCGGATTTCTTGGTCACGACCGAAAACAACGCGCTGCACCGAGCGTAAGCGATAGTCTGTCCGGCAACGGTGTCGCAGTCGATCGTACTACCGCCGCCCAATCCCATTGCCGAGAGAAAATCGCGCACAGAGACGAACCGCTGTTCCTCCGCTGTCGGAGTTCCGCACTCCGATTTCGTCGTCAAGTCCTGACTCTTACTTCGCCACTTCAAGCTGAATCTCATTGCACATAGCCTTTGAAGCAAATGTAAGGGCGATAAAAGAGGGTTCTCCGAACTTTTCGCTGTTTTTTCATTTTCGGCGGTTGCAGACCCAATAGAGATACTCCATTACAGCGTATCGGGCCGCATCCCACAAGTGATTGAATTTGTCGATCGGCTGGTTGATCGTAATGCCGTTCACCGAATCCCACACATAGGAATTGGCCTCGGTTTGGAAATTACGGCTGCGGACGATATGGAGGCGGAACGATTTGACCATGTGAATTCCGTCCGTTACGGAACCGGCATATTTCTTCGCCTTCACCACGCTGAGCCCGCGCAGCAGCAGGCCGTCGACCATCGATTCGGGATTTTTAGCGTATTTGTCCGCCGAGTCGGCGAATATGGGCATCCGCCCGACTGTCCCCTCTATCGCATCATAGAGCAAGGCCGGATCGGAGCAGGGTGCATAAAACTCTTCCTTCATGTATAGATCAAGCCCCCGAAGCCCCAGACGGACGAGCGCCGTAGGATCGTTCGTAAATCCGAAGTCGAGGCCGAACACGACCCTTTCCAGGTCGGACGGAAATTCATCGATCCAGTCGATATTCGGATAAACAAGGCCCTCTTTCGCCGCACGGATTCCCAATCCATAGACTTTCCATCGCCACTCGTCGGCCGTGCCCGCAGCAATGTTCGCCGGTGTAGGTTCATAGGATTCGATCTCTCGTATGACCCCAGGCGGGCAGAACGGATTGTCTTTGTATGTCGTGTGCGTAAAATAGGTGTGCGGCTGCCCTTCCAGTTCGAAGGCCCAATGTTCGGTATATTTGGGATTCCAGTCGCCGATGACCATCGTTGTGCAGCGCATCGTGATATTTTTGTACTGCTGCTTCGAGATGTCGTCCAGCATCTCGTTGATGTAGATGATGTCGCAATCGTATCCTTCACGGCTATCCATTCTGTCCAATCCGCGGAAATGGATCACGGAGTTGTTGATATAGTAGTCGGGATGTTGATTCTCGCTGCGCATCGCATCGGGATCGTAGACGCCGCGCAGGGTCAGTTTCTTGCAGAAATCAGCAAGGGCGATCTCCTTGCAGGCCTGCAACGTATTTCGATATACGAAGATATTGAGCGGGGATAGTGCGAGCGTACAGATGTCGTACAGAAAATCGAAGGCATCGTAGGTCTTCCCCGAACGGCTCGACCCTTCATTAAAAATCTTCAACACCGCATCCCGTTCCCTGTACTGCATGTACCGATACATGAGGTAACGATACACTTTCCCCCGATAGGTGCGGATGTCAGGCAGACGATGCATCGGCAGGCGGTGTTTTTTCGATCGACAACGCATCCTCCGCGTCTATTTGAATGACGACGGGAGCGACGGCAGGATTTTCTATCTTTCCGGATAGTTTCACCTCCTTCGGCGCTGCGTAACCCAACATGTTCATGATGCTGTCGAGACTCTTCTGCTTGTCGTAGTACTCGATCTTCACGAACTCCTCGACAATCTCATCGCCATTCGAAGCGATCCGTTTGACCTGTTTGGTATTGATCGACTTTATACATGCCTTCTCATTGTCCGTGAGCGACTCGAACTCTTTAAGCGACATCCAGCCGTTACGAATGCGGGTCGCATCCGAAAAGGCGATCTTCTGGTGCTCGCGGATGATCTGCAAGGCCGAGATGCCCGCAGCCTCGGTAAGGTGAGTTTTCAGATATTCGATCCTCGCTGCAACCTCGCTGTTTTGTAATAGCAGATAGGCATTATTCCATACCGTGTTATCGCTCATGTTCGAACATCTGTAAGCATAGCGATATGCCTCGGACGCATTACCGCATTCGAGGTACTTATTGCAAAACTTTTCCTGTTTGATCGTGAGCTTGCCCATATATGCAAAGATCGCCTATCGGGGAGACGATTCTTTCAACTTTTCGCTCTTTTTCATTGCCCGATATAGCGGTATTGTAGGTGTGCATGTAAATCATGCCACTCTTCGATCAATCGGGGATGCCGTTCGACAAATGCCTCCCACTCGATGCGGCGCAGATAGATCCGCCCGTTGCGGACGACTGTGCCGAGTGTCCGATCCACTCGAATCGATTTCCATATCCAACGTGCCGAAATGCCGTACTCATCGGCTGCGGCCTGAATTGAGATAAAATGGTTCATTGCAAATCCCGAATTAATTACTACCTTTGTTCTTGGGTGAGGGGTGATCTTTCGGGATCGCCTCTTTTTATATCAAACAGTTATACCTGTTCTACTTTCCGGAATATTACATCCGTCCCATCCTCTCGTTCGTACCAACGACAGCTGCCTGTCATCTCGTTGTAAGAGCAATTGCCAAAACACGCACAATCCCAACATGCACATCCCTCTTTATTCGGATCATACCCTACAACCTCTGCGGTCTCGCCTTCATACTCGAACCTCTCGCCGACCGGACGGGTGTAACGTTTTTCATCTCTGGGTTTCATGGCTTCCCTACCTTTCGAGTTTCACCACCTCGTCCATTCCGACGATACCCCGCCGGCGCAGACGCTTGATGAAGTTCTTTATGTTCAATGCCTGCTCATAGTAACAGTCCTTTTCGACTTTGACACGCGATTTGCGGTCGATCTCGACCTTCATGTTCTTAGGATTCAGCCACGAATAGGCCGACACCTCCACTTCCGCTCTCGACGCTGTCCGCGTAACCGTATTGAATTTATAGAGGGTATGACCGGGCACCCGAACCATCTGTCCGATCAGTTTGTATTCGTTCTGCTTTCGTTCGACGGCCTCGATCTGCGCTTTGGCTATCTTATCGTTCGTCACGCCGTCATGTGGAGTCAAGATGTCTATCGTTCTATTCGTTTTCGTAAATCTGTCGCCAGCCCAAAACATGCAGATTCTCGAACGTTCTGTCGAGGTCTACGCTCCAGCCAGTCGGGAATTCGTTGACCGCATACCATGCACCCGTTGCGAGCGTTGCGCCATTGGGTAACACAACCTTTGCAATGACACGCATCTCATCCGTCGGCGGCTTGTTGGGATCATTCCAGCGGGTCAATTCTTCCCGTTCGGATTGTGCACCGGCGATGAAATCCAATTCAGTTGCTTTCTTGTGTCCGACAAAGTCTCTGACCCCACCGCGCCATACTTTTCGCGCGTATGATTTTGCCCGTTCTTTAATCGTTTTCATATTTCGTTCAGTTTATAGTGCCCCTTATCATTGCGCAGCAACAACTCCTTTTTCACCAGCCGCAAACAGATAGGCGAAGCCCAACTGCTGTGGTGTGTCTCACTAAACCCAAAGGCTTGGGAATGTGTCTTGCCGATTACCGACGGCGACACATAGTCTTTACCTTTCAGGTAGGATATTGTCCACTCTTCGCTTTTCGTCAGTTTCATATCTCGTTTAGTTTTTGGATAAATGATCTCAAATCTTCACACAGTACAGGGTGGCAATCCCTGCCGATCCCGCCACAACCGTCCTTGTATTCGCAGGAGGACTTGAATGCCTCTACCGCTTTTTGCCGCATCCGCTGCTCGGTATCCTGCTCGGCGAGTTCGGCCGCACGGGTCATTGCAGCCCAAAGTTGCCATTTGGCATGGTCAGTCATCTCCACCGTGAGATGATCCATACACCCGTCGATAAATTCTTTTGCTTCTTTGCTTTTCATCATTCACCTCCTTTCAGCATTTCGGGGTTGTCGTGGATATTCCCGATGACCCACATCTGATATAAATCATCAAAGCAATCGGAAATAATAAAACTATCCTCGTCGCCGAAGTTCACAACGAAACATCCGTTTTGCCATTCGACAACTCCGACGCTTTCAAATTTGTCGGTAAGGACGTCGCCCTCATAGACCTTTCTCGTGTTCTTGTCTTTCATCCCCGTGTATTGGCCGACGGTAGCGGGATCGACCTCCCATACGCAGGGGTACGATGCAATGAAATGCCTTACCTCGCCTTCGCAAAGGCCTTGATAGTAGAACCCTGTTACCCAGCCATCAGCAGGGCCAGTTTGTGTATTGTTGTCGAGGCGCTTGCCTCTGAATTTAATTTCTCTCATATTCACATTTGGTTTTACCGGTTATCACCGTTCCCGTCGATCACACCGCGTTCTTATCGGTGATTTCACCCACTTCTGTCATCAGTCCGAACAACATGTAGGTGTCATGCTTGCAACGCTCCATGCAGGTTGTCATCGCCTGCTCTTGATACTCATTCAATGATATCCTCGCTATTTTGTCCTATTGAAAATTTCAAACAACCGATTATAAATCTCTGCAAAGCGTTTTCGCTGTTCTGTATCGGTCAATGTATTTGTGAACTTATGGGCGACAATCCGTTTCCTCTCATCCCATATTATTCGGGCCTTATCGACGCCGGGGACAAAAAAGATATTCGGATATTTGCGCCATTGGATCAATGTGCCAGATTCAACCATCGTGAGTATCTCTGCCGGAAGCGTCTCTTTCGTCGCTTCGACAGAAAATATTTTCCCTCGTTCTCGTTCGATTGCATTCTTCGTTTTTTCGATTTCTGCCTGTAAACGTCGGAGTGAATCATTCTGTCGATCCCATTTATCGAGTGTTGACCGACCGTTGCGCTTATCATTCAATGGTTGACCGTTAGATTGTTTAACACAATTGAAATGGTTTAGCAATCTGTTATCGAAGATCTGCTGTTTCTTTTTCAGCGATTCTTCGAGGATTTCAAGGCGTTTTGTCGATTTCATTGCATCCATCATATCTGTAATTATTTCGAGATTTTGCGAGAATCTCGCTATTTCACCAATTCGAACTCATAAGCCACGACCCACGGATTGCGTTTCCACGTTCCCCGTCCGGACACCTTGTCGATCAGCGAAGCGAAGGCTTCGCGGGGAGTGTCAAACCCATCATCGCTATTTCCAAAAAGGCCGTAAACTTCGTATTTGTCGTACTCTACATCCCCTAAGATACCCTCCTTCATGCAATCCTCCTCCGAAATATCCTGCAACCGTTCGCACTTGATTCCGGTGATGCGGATTTGATGGGGCATCAACTCGGCCTTAGTAAGCATCTTGTTCGTCCAACCAGATGGTTTATCATCTTCTTCCCAAGCATACGGATTGACACAGTTGGAGTAGTCGAAAATATCTTGATATCTCTGCGCCACAGCCACGACCTCGCCGACCTTGTAGGACAGCTTTTTCTCAGCACATACATCGCCGCTACGCCCGATGATTTGGACGTATCCTGCAAAAATTCGTACCTGTACGTCGGAGGTGGACTTGATATTAATCAGCATCATCGCCATGGTCTTTCGACCCTCGATGACCGCCTGCGTCAAGCCGTAGCGGTCGTTGAACATAATCTTTTTCATATTACTCTCCCAATCTCTTAATGGCTTCCAGAAATACGGCGGCCCAGTTCAATGCAGGGGTATCGTTCGGGTCATCCATATTGAGTTCCGGCGTGAATTTGGTGGAGACGGAGACTTCATTCCCATTTTGGGTAATCTGGACGACAGCCGTCTGCTCATTGTCCTGAAAAGTGATTTTTTACCTGATTGTTTTTCATAGCTAACTTATTTTGAGGTATTCAAATTCGTATTTTAATTACTTGGTTAATTTTTCATGAAGCACATCCATGTCGTTTTTCCGTGTTTGGATGTCGGGTGTCCGAACAACGGTTTATAGGGGATGATGTCCAATATTTGCCGAACTTTTATCTGATCCTCGTTCCATTTGAATATCAGAATTCCTTCCGGCTTCAAGACCCGCATACATTCATCGAAAGCAGCACGTATATCCGTTTCCCAAGAAGGAAGAAGCATTCCGTATTTCTGAGCCAACCATGACGTGCCGCCTAATTTTCTGAGGTGCGGCGGATCCAATACAACCAGCCGGAACGATTCATCGTCGAAAGGCATAGCCCGAAAATCTCCGACTATGTCGGGATCCACCTTGATATGACGCCCATCACAAGCGATGAGTTCCTCGCGGCGAATATCCATAAACAGAGATTCTGAACAACATTTGTCGAACCACATCATACGGGATCCGCAGCATGCATCGAGAATCTTTTTGTCTGTCTTCATTGCTTTTCGTATTCATTTATCGTTTCGAAAATCCGCAGCGCCACCTGCGGGACTATGGCGTTGCCGTAGGCTTTGATCGACTCGCGGCGCCATGCCGGAAAGGTAATTCCGTCCAGTCCGGCGGAAAGCCCATCATCTGGGCCACATATCGGGGACTCAGTCGGGAACCCTTCCCAGTTCGGGACGGATGCGAAATCATGACGTCGTGGACGGCTCCGCTCTTCCGCTTCGCATGACTGAGAGGAAACGAATTGTTTTTCGCATCGCAGGCCGTCGGCATCGACAACAGCCCCATCCGCGCTGCAAGCGCGAGCGTCGGCCGCTCGGATGCACCCTTCGACAAGCTCCTGTTCACACGCCCGCTCCCGCAATCCGACGCGACCGGTGTCGGAAGCATCGCCGGCGACAATGGCTCCGAATCGCTCTTGCCATGAACTTTCAGCCCTTGCGTCACCACGGTGGGCAACAAACCATGTTCTGTATCGCAGATGGGGAGCACCGACGCCCGCAGCTGGTATAAGGTACGCTTGCACCTCATATCCTGCCGCCTCCAAATCAGCACACACCTGCTCGAAAACCATTCCCTGCGACCAATTAACGATTCCGAGAACGTTCTCGCCCACGACCCAGCGCGGTCGAACAGTCCGAACAACTCCGAGCATTGCGGGCCAGAGGTAGCGGTCGTCGGCCGTACCCTTGCGTTTGCCCGCGAGGCTGAACGGCTGGCACGGGAAACCGCCGGTGAGCACGTCGACGCGGTCGCGCCAAACGGTAAAGTCTGTTGTTCGTATGTCTTCATAATGTTCCGATTCGGGAAAATGATACTTCAATACGCGCCGGCAGAACGGGTCGATCTCGCAGTTGAAGACGTTCGTCCAGCCGGCCCACGCAGCCGCTAAGTCGAAGCCG